ACCTCATATAGAATATGAACTTAGAGATCACTTTAAGTTTGAGGTTCCTAATGCAAAATTTATGCCACAGTATCGTGGTAGAAACTGGAACGGAGAGATACATCTCTTTGATATGCGTTCCAAACAAATCTATGTTGGTCTGTTAGATAAGATTGTTCAGTTCTGCGATAATTACGGATATAGTTATAAGTTTGAAGATAATAAATTTTATGGCACCCCATTTGAAGAGAATGACCATATTTCATATGAGGGTGTTAAAGATTACATGCACTCTATTTGTTCTCATACTCCTAGGAAATACCAAGTTGAGGGAGTATACGGTGCTCTAAAGCATAACAGAAAGTTATTGATAAGCCCCACTGCTTCAGGCAAATCTTTGATGATTTATTCTCTCGTGAGATATTATGTAGACCGAGGAGAAAAAATCCTTTTAGTTGTTCCAACGACATCTCTTGTAGAGCAGATGTACAAGGATTTCCTTGATTATGGTTGGGATGCTGATTCATATTGTCACCGTATATATTCGGGTAGAGAAAAAAGTAATGAAGCTCCAGTGACAATTACAACTTGGCAATCTGTCTATAAACTAGAGAGATCTTTCTTCGAAGACTATGGTGTTATTATAGGTGATGAAGCACATTTATTCAAGTCCAAGTCTCTCATCAACATCATGACCAAACTTCATCATGCAAAGTATAGATTTGGATTCACTGGTACTTTAGACGGCACACAGACGCACAAGTGGGTCTTAGAAGGATTGTTTGGTCCATCATATAAAGTTACAAGAACTGATGAATTGATGAGACAGGGACATCTTTCACAACTTGACATTCAATGTCTTGTTCTTAAACATCCTCCACAAACTTTTGAAACGTATAATGATGAAATTGAATACTTAATTTCTCATGAACAAAGAAATAGATTTATTCGTAATCTTACTTTAGATCTAAAAGGTAATTCACTTGTTCTCTTTGCAAGAGTCGAAGCACATGGTGCCATACTCTACGATGAGATAAATACTAACAAGAGTGAAGACCGCAAGGTATTTTTTATACATGGCGGAGTAGATGCAGAAGAAAGAGAATTGGTAAGAGAGATTACTGAGAAAGAATCTAACGCTATCATTGTTGCTTCTTATGGAACTTTTTCTACTGGTATCAACATTAAAAACCTCCATAATGTTATCTTTGCCTCTCCAAGTAAATCAAGAATCCGTAATCTTCAAAGTATTGGACGAGTTCTTAGAAAGGGAAAAGGAAAAGTAAAGGCAACTTTATATGACATCTCTGATGATTGCTCTACAAAGAACAGACGAAATTACACACTGAACCACTTCATAGAAAGAATTAAAACATATAATGAGGAAAACTTTAACTATGAAATAATCACTATTCAATTAAAGGTATGATAGAAGAAGATTTTTACGCAACACTCAAATTAAAATCAGGTGAAGAACTATTTGCTAAAGTAGCTGCATCTGAAGAAAATGGTAGAACCATGCTATTAGTTTCTAATCCAATTATAGTTGGAGAAATTAAAAGTAAAATTGGAATCATGGGATATAAAATAGAACCATGGTTAAAGACAACCACAGAAGATATGTTTGTCTTGAATATGAACGATATTCTTACAATGTCTGAATCATCTGATATAGAAATGATCATGATGTATCAAGATTATATTAGGTCATCTAATAAAAATAATAAGAATCATTCTACAATTGATCGTAGTATGGGAAGATTGGGTAATGTTAACGATATGAAAGAGATATTAGAGAAGATATTTAAGAGTACCTAAGCCATTCCTATGAACCCTAACAGAGTTATTCTACACAGCATTGAGTAACTTGTCAAGTATATCTAAAGATGTTATAATTTATAGATAATATGAGATATTTTTATGATTCAACCAGGTATGACTAAAAGGAAAAGATCGGAACATTACGTCAATAATAAAGAGTTCCTTGCTGCTCTGATTGAATATAGAACATTAGTTGAAATTTCATATCGAAAGAAATTCGGACAGATTCTTTCTGAACAAGATAAATCAGAGAGAGCAAGAAGATGGGATACGAAACCACCTATTCCAAGATATGTTGGTGAATGTTTTCTAAAGATTGCAAATCATCTATCATTCAAACCAAACTTCGTCAACTACATGTTCAAAGAGGACATGATCTCTGACGGAATTGAGAACTGCGTTCAGTATATACATAACTTTAACCCAGAGAAATCTCAGAACCCCTTTGCGTATTTCACTCAAATTATTCATTATGCTTTTCTGCGTCGTATTCAGCGAGAGAAAAGACAGCTAGAAATTAAGAACAAGATCATTGAAAGATCTGGTTATAGTGAGGTATTTGACGACAACAATACTCTTGACGGATCTAACTATTCTGAGTATAATAGTATCAAAGATGCAGTGCATTCCAAGCTTCGTAATTAATGAAAGTTGCAATCATTACCGATCAACACTTTGGTGCTCGTAAAAACTCTAAGTTATTTCACGACTACTTCTTAAAGTTTTATAATGATATTTTCTTCCCATACTTGGAAGAGAACGATATCAAAGTAGTGATCGATATGGGGGATACCTTTGATAGTCGTAAAGGTATTGATTTCTCTGCACTAGCATGGGCAAAGAATAACTACTACGATAGATTACATGACATGGGTATCCGTGTTCATACTATTGTAGGAAATCATACTGCATATTACAAAAATACTAATGAGGTCAATGCTGTAGATCTTCTTCTTCGTGAATATGATAATGTTACGATCTATTCAGAAGCAACTGAAGTTAAGATAGATGATCGTAATATACTTTTTATTCCCTGGATCAATCAAGATAATGAAGAAAAGACTTTTAAAGTTATTGAAAATTCAAATAGCAAGTGTGCGATGGGGCATCTTGAACTCTCAGGATTTAGAGCTCATAGAGGAGTCGTCATGGAGAATGGTCATGCAAGCGAGTTATATAAAAAGTTCACCAAAGTCTTCTCCGGTCACTATCACACTCGATCGGATGATGGACGAATCTATTACTTGGGCAATCCCTATGAAATGTTCTGGAACGATGTAGATGATCAGAGAGGATTTCATCTCTTTGACACAGAAACTCTGGAACACACTCCGGTAAATAATCCATACAGAATTTTTTACAATATCTATTATAAAGATACTGATCATCAAACTTTTGATACTAGAGAATTTTCCAACAAGATTGTAAAAGTAATTGTTAGACAAAAATCTGATATTAAAAAGTTTGAGAAATTTATTGATAAATTATATGATTCTAATGTAGCAGAATTAAAGATTGTAGAAAATTTTGTTATAGAAGAAGCAGAAGATTTTGAAGCATTTGAATCTGAAGATACTCTTTCTATTTTAAATAGATACATTCAGGAGGCAGAAATAGATCTTGATAAATCTAGAATGCAAAATATAATGAGAAAGACATATCAAGAAGCGTGTGAATTGATTTGAAATGTATATTCTAACAATCTACGGAAAAGAAACAGATGGTGCATATTCTGTAAATGATGAAGATGGCGAACAGGTTCTTTATTTGTTTGAGGGTGAAGATGATGCGATGAGATATGCTATGATGTTAGAGGAAGATGGAAGTCCGGAGATGCATGTTATTGAAGTTGAAGATGCTATAATGATTAAAACTTGTGAGATGCATGATTATAAGTATACTGTTATTAGTAAAAATGACCTCGTAATTCCTCCAAAAGAGACACATGATTTTATTTGAAAAAGTTCGTTGGAAAAATTTTCTATCTACGGGAAATCAGAACACAGAATTTAATTTGACAAAGCATTCTACCAATCTTGTTATTGGAACTAATGGTGCTGGCAAGAGTACATTACTTGATGCTCTTACATTTGCATTGTTTGGAAAACCTTTTCGTAAAATTAATAAACCACAACTTATCAATTCTGTCAACGAGAAGGATTGTGTAGTTGAAGTTGAATTTAGTATTGGTAATACTAAATGGAAAGTGATTCGTGGTATAAAACCAAATATATTTGAGATTCATAAAAACGAATCTCCTCTCAATCAGTCTGCAGCTGCACTAGACCAGCAGAAGTGGTTGGAGCAGAATGTATTGAAGATGAATTATAAGTCATTCACTCAGATTGTAATTTTGGGTAGCAGTACCTTTGTTCCTTTTATGCAATTGACTGCTACTAATAGAAGAGAAGTTATTGAAGATCTTCTTGATATTCGTATCTTCTCATCGATGAATAATTTGATTAAAGATAAAATTAGAGGAATCAAAGAAGAAGTAAAAGTTCTTGAACTCAAGAAAGAATCTTTGAACGATAAAGTTAAGATGCAAAACAACTTTATCGATGAGCTTGAGAGTCGTGGAAAAGAAAATATTGAAGACAAGGAAAATCGTATAGGTAATCTTCTTAACGAAGAGAATGATTATATGGGATCTAACGAAGAGTTAGAAAGATCTCTTATAGATTTCAATAGCAAACTTGAAAAATTTTCTGGTGCAACCAGCAAACTTCGCAAATTGGGAGATCTGAAAGGAAAGATTTCTAATAAGGTATCAACAATTACAAAGGAGCATAAGTTCTTTACAGAGAATACGGTTTGTCCTACCTGCACACAACCCATAGAAGAGGACTTCAGAATAAATAAGATTGACGACGCTCAAAATAAAGCAAAAGAGTTGCAATCTGGTTATAAGGAACTAGAGCAGGCAATTAAAGAAGAAGAAGACCGAGAGCGTCAATTTACTTTTCTATCTAAGGAGATTACTTCACTCACACATGGCATTTCTAAAAACAATACTAAGATCGCTGGATGTCAAAAACAGATCAGAGATCTTGAATCGGAAATTCAAAGAATTACCGAACAACTTGCAGATAGAAATATTGAACACGAAAAGTTAGCAACCTTCACAGACAATCTAAAAACTACATACGAAGACTTGGCAACAAGAAAAGAAACAATCAACTACTATGATTTTTCTTATAGTCTACTCAAAGATGGTGGAGTCAAATCTAAAATTATCAAGAAGTATCTACCGCTGATCAATCAGCAAGTAAATCGTTATCTACAAATGATGGACTTCTATATTAATTTTACTCTTGATGAGGAATTTAACGAAACTGTTAAGTCACCAATTCATGAGAATTTTTCATATTCTTCTTTCAGCGAGGGAGAGAAGATGAGAATTGACTTAGCACTCTTGTTTACTTGGAGAGAAGTTGCAAGGATGAAGAATTCTGTCAATACTAATCTATTGATTATGGATGAAGTGTTTGATAGTTCTCTAGATGGCTTCGGCACAGAAGAATTTCTAAAGATTATTAGATACGTGGTTAAAGATGCGAACATCTTCGTTATTTCTCATAAAGAATCACTTCATGATAAATTTGATAATGTTACTAGATTTGAGAAGATAAAGGGATTTAGTAGAATGGTAAGTTAAGAACTATTGCGTGACGCCATAAAAACGTTAAGTATAACAAGAACTTCATTAAGTTAGCATACGCTGACTAAATATTTAAAGAATTGGAGAAACGGATTAATCAAACTCCCTATATTATTTCTTTTCATGTGGAGGATTTCATGCATAATTTAGTATCATTTAACCAACTAGCAGACTGGACCAGAAGTCTTAATAGACTAAGCAAAACTTTAGACACTACATTGGAGGAGAGCGATCAAATTAACGATTACTATGAATGTTTAATCGATTGTACTGACAATCAAGCAACATGTAAACGAGTTTGCAGAGCAATTCTAACCTGACCGAGACCAACCAGTTGGAGAACTGTCACCTAATACCCCCGCCTTTGGTGGGGGTTTGGTATTATAGGTGCATACGAGACAAACCTATGGCAGTCAAACAGGAAATCAAATCTCAACTCGCCAAACTCCTTGCCACTGAGGACCTGGTGGTAGAGCACAAACAGACTCAGACTGCCTGCTTCAACGTTCACACCCGTGTCTTGACTCTGCCCATGTGGGACAAGGCAAGTAATACAGTATATGACCTTCTGGTGGGACATGAAGTGGGCCATGCATTATTCACACCTGATGAAAACTGGTTAGAGAAGGTAGCAGTTCCTCCCCAGTTTGTGAATGTAGTAGAAGATGCTCGCATTGAAAAGATGATGAAGCGCAAATATGCTGGACTAGCAAAAACTTTCTACCATGGCTACAAGGAATTACAAGCAGAAGACTTTTTCTCTATATCTGACAGCAACGTTGCTGATCTTAATCTTGCTGATCGTGCAAATTTATACTTTAAGGTTGGTAATTTCGTAGACATTTCTTTCACTGAAGATGAGATGACAATCATTCGAATGATCGAAGATTGTGAAACTTTCGATGAAGCATTGCAAGCAGCTGAAGAATTATATCTGTTCTGTAAGAATGAGAAAGAAGAAAAGGTAGATGATATGGAAATGCCACCAGAGATTGGTGGTGAGACTGATCAACCAGCAAATGAATTTTCTGATATAGAACCTACCGAATCTGAAGGATCTGGTGATGATATTGACGATAATGATAATGAGATGGCAGATCAACAACCATCACCTTCAGGCGATTATGATGATGAACTTGAAGTCATGACTGCTGATGCTCTACAAGAAAAGATTGAATCTCTTGTAGATAGTGGTGCAATTAATAATGTGTATGTTGAGGTTCCAAAGGTCAATCTTGATACGGTGATTGCCAAGAACGATGAAGTTCATGATGAGATTGATCGTTGGTTTACTTATCAAGAAAAAAAGTTTGAAAGTTTAGATTTATTTGAAATAGTCGATGAAGAGTTTGTTAAGTTCAAACGTAATGCACAGAAAGAAGTTAACTATCTGGTGAAAGAGTTTGAGTGTAAGAAAGCAGCAGACTCTTATGCTCGAGCCACCACAGCACGTACAGGTGTCTTAGATACAACTAAACTGCATACTTACAAATATAACGAAGATCTATTCAGGAAAGTTACAACTCTTGCTGATGGTAAGAGTCATGGACTGGTCTTTATTCTTGATTGGTCTGGTTCTATGAGTCGTGTTTTGCTTGATACATGCAAACAACTCTTTAATCTTGTCTGGTTCTGTAAGAAAGTTGGCATCCCTTTCGATGTCTATGCATTCACCAATGAATGGGAACGTCCAGCATTTGATCTCTATAATGGTGATATAATCAAACCTGCAAAGATTGGAGATCGCACCGATAAAAAAGAATATACATTAGCAATAAGTGACGATTTTTCTTTGATGAATATTCTTACCAGCAAAGCGAGTGGCAAAAATATGGAGCATCAGATGAAGAACATCTGGCGTATTGCTAATTATCATAACAATTACTTTCAAGCAACTTTTAGCATTTGTCCTCGTTTGAGTCTTTCTGGTACTCCTTTAAATGAAAGTCTTGTTGCTCTTCATGAAATTCTACCTAAGTTTCAGAAAGAGAACAAACTACAGAAAGTTCAGTGTGTCATCTTAACTGATGGTGAAGCAAACGATATTGGGTATCATGTTGAGATTATTAGACCCAATACTCAATATATGGGTCAACGTAGAATTCATCCTGGACATGGATTTCTTCGTGATCGTAAAACTGGAAACACATATAAGTTTGACTATGGGTGGCATACCTTTACTCAAACTCTGTTGACAAATATGCGTGATAAGTTTCCGTCAGTAAACTTTATTGGTATGCGTGTTCTAGAAGGTCGTGGAGCAAATGACTTCATCAAACTCTATTACAATTATGGTGATACTGATTATGATAAAATCATGTTTGATTGGAGAAAGAACAGGAGTTTCTGCATCAAAAAGTCTGGTTATCATGCATACTTTGGTCTTTCTGCAACTACACTATCTCAAGACTCAGATTTTGAAGTTGATGAAGGTGCAACAAAAGCAAAGATCAAATCTGCTTTCCTTAAATCTTTAAAGACAAAGAAACTAAATAAGAAAGTTCTCGGCGAATTTATTTCTTTGGTGGCATGAACTGGAAAGAAATCGCACTTCAAAGTGAAACTGACCCTAAGGTCCGTAAGGTTCTTTTAGAGGGTCCTAAGAAACTAACAGATGCATGGATGCTAGCTGCAATGAAATTTAA